TGGTTATTGTGCTTCTAAAAATCTTTCTTATCCCACTGTTACCAAACGACTAGATTCTTTCAAGATTGGTCGTGGTAAGTGGAATCTTGAAGTGACCCAACAAAAGGTTCAGGAGATCGAGCGTTCTTTTCAGAATGTTGCTGTTCTTCCTGAAGTTCACCAAAATCTTATTCCCGATAAAGATGATACCTTCGTCAAGTTTGGTAATTTTAACGACATTAAGAAAATTATTCAGTCCCGCCTTTTCTATCCTACGTTCATTACGGGTCTTTCGGGTAATGGTAAAACGTTCAGTGTTGAGCAAGCTTGCGCTCAACTGGGTCGTGAATTGATCCGTGTTAATATCACCATTGAAACTGATGAGGATGACCTAATTGGTGGTTTTCGTCTTGTGAATGGAGAAACTGCCTGGCATAACGGACCTGTGATTGAAGCACTTGAGCGTGGTGCAATTCTCCTTCTAGATGAGATTGATCTTGCTTCTAACAAGATCCTGTGTCTACAATCTGTTCTGGAAGGTAAGGGTGTCTTCCTCAAGAAAATTGGTAAGTTTGTGAGACCCGCTGTTGGTTTCAACGTGTTCGCCACTGCAAACACTAAAGGTAAGGGTTCTGATGATGGTCGCTTTATCGGCACCAACGTGCTCAACGAAGCGTTCTTGGAGCGTTTCCCCGTGACCTTTGAGCAGTCCTATCCTGCCTCTTCTGTAGAACAAAAGATTCTTGATGGCGTCTCTCTGGACCTTGGTGTGGAAGATCGTGACTTCTGCAAGCGACTTTGCGATTGGGCGGACGTGATCCGAAAGACATTTTATGATGGTGGTATTGAGGAAATTATCAGCACCCGCCGCCTAGTTCATATTGTTCGCGCTTACAGTATCTTTGGTGATAAAGCGAAGGCAATTCAAGTTTGCGTGAATCGTTTTGATGATGAAACCAAGCAAGCATTCCTTGAACTTTATGATAAAATTGATGTAGACTTCCAAATGCCCTCTGAAGAACTTACTCAAGAGGTTGCATAAAATACGAATAACTGATAAAATATGGGAAGGTAAAAAGTGCCTTCCCTTTACTATTGAACTAACTTTTACTATTACTATGAACGGAACAACTAATCATCTTTGGAAATATAATGAGGACAAAATCCTTAAGGACATTCAAGATTATGTGACTAGCACTTATGGCAGTCACTATTGTGGGCACAATCAAGACTATAAGGATATTCAAACTATTGACCTGATGGCAGCAAAGGACCTTGCTCAACACTTTTGTCAAGCAAATATTCTAAAATATGGCAGTCGTTACGGTGACAAGGATGGTCGTAACAAGCGTGACCTTCTCAAAGTGATTCACTACGCTATGCTTCTACTTCACTTTGATGGTCATTATTCCCGCAAAGATAACGGTCTAACTGAATTTCGCTGATTATTATGAAACTATCTGAAACTACTCTAAACCTTCTCAAAAACTTTTCTTCTATCAATCAATCTATTCTGTTCAAGCAAGGTAACTCACTCCGGACAATTTCCGTGATGAAAAATATACTTGCTGAAGCAACGATTGAAGAAGATCTTCCTAAAGACTTTGGTATCTATGATCTAAACCAATTTCTAAACGGACTTAACCTTCATAACAATCCTGAACTTGATTTTGAGAACGAAGGTTATGTTGTGATCCGTGAAGGAAAAATGCGATCAAAGTATTTTTTCTCAGACCCTAGTGTAATTATTACTCCTCCTGATAAAGAAATTGTACTCCCCAGTCAAGATGTTTGCTTTGAATTGAGTACTCAGCAACTAGACAAACTTCTCAAAGCGTCTGCAGTTTACCAACTTCCTGACCTTTCTGCTGTCGGTGAAGCAGGTGTAGTTAAACTTGTTGTCCGTGATAAGAAGAACGAAACTTCAAATGATTTCTCAATTGTTGTTGGTGAAACTGATGCCGAGTTCGTATTCAACTTCAAGGTAGAAAATATTAAGATCCTACAAGGAACTTATGAAGTTGTTATCTCACAAAAACTTTTGTCACAATTTACGAGTAAGACCTATCCCGTTTCATATTGGATTGCATTAGAACCGGACAGTAAGTTTGGATGATACTTATTATTTGTTGAATTGAGGACCCTACCATCAACATCTTCGTTACTTCTCCATTTCCTGCGGAGAGTGCAATAGTACTTCCGGACAAACATATAGTGAAAATGCCTTTGGAATGCTGTCAACTATTGTCGTTAGTAGCATCAAAGTGGTATCATAACTATGGACCACTCCACAAAAAAGATGGATTACCATATGCGACTGAGAAGGGTGCCTTTCGCAACCATCCTTGCACTCAATGGGTTGCTGAAAGTGTTAATAATGCTTATTGGTTAATTAAGCACGGTATGAACCTCTGTGATGAGTATACCGTTAGATACAGAAAGACTCATTCTTGTTATAATACTCTAGTGCAAGCATACTATTTGTTTCCCAAGGGTAAAATTACAAATGTGACACCTTTTGCTAGAGCGATGCCGGATGAGTTTAAGTTTGACACAAGCATTGACACTTTTACTGCTTACAAGATGTATATCGCATCCAAACCTTGGGTTGCATCTAATTATCTTCGTATGCCGCAACGAAAACCTGATTGGGTAAATTAAATTATGATAATCCCTGAAGAGGAATATTCTCAACTAATAAAGAAAATCCCTATTTTTTGTGTTGATTTTTTAATTAAGTGTAAAAATAAGTATCTTCTTATTAAAAGGGTTCAAGAACCTGTAAAGGGAATTTATTGGGTTATTGGTGGTAGGTTGAGGTACAAAGAAACAATTCATGAGTTTGCTAAAAGAGTTCAGCAACGAGAAATTGGAAGATATTTCTCTGAGTTTAACCTGATTGGATTTTCAAATTATTTGTTTCCAGAAGTTTCGGGGTCAAGAGCAATACACACACCAAGTGTGCTATACTTGATTGAGGTTGATGAAATATTTGAACCAAAAGTTGACGAAACTCATTCTGATTTTATATGGACTTCTGAACTTCCAGAAGAATTAAAAAAACAAACTGAATTTATTAATTATTATGGCAAGTGAATTTCTTTTTGTTGAAAAATACCGTCCTCAAGTAATTGATGATTGTATTCTTCCTAACGAAACTAAAAAAACATTTAAGGAGTTTGTAGCAAAAGGAGAGATTCCAAATCTTCTTCTCGCTGGGCCTCCTGGTATTGGTAAAACCACAATCGCAAAAGCACTCTGCAATGAACTGGGAGCAGATTACTATGTCATCAACGGATCCGACGAAGGACGTTTCTTGGATACTGTACGGAACCAAGCGAAGAACTTTGCTTCGACCGTCTCACTTACGGGATCTTCTAAACACAAAGTCATCATCATCGATGAGGCTGATAACACAGGCAACGACGTACAACTCCTATTACGGGCAAATATTGAGGCATTTTATAGCAACTGCCGCTTCATCTTCACCTGCAACTATAAGAACAAAATCATCGAACCACTTCATTCCCGATGTGCAGTTATTGATTTTACAGTCAAAGGAAAGGAAAAGGCACAACTTGCGGCAAGTTTTTTCCAACGTCTTCAATCAATTCTTGAGCAGGAAAAAATTGACTATGACCAAAAAGTACTTGCTGAACTTGTCTCCAAGCATTTCCCAGATTTTCGTCGCGTCCTCAACGAATGCCAGAGATATTCTGTGGGAGGAAAAATCGACACGGGAATTCTTGCATCTTTTTCGGACATCTCTGTAAATGAACTGATTAAAAATTTAAAATCTAAAAACTTTACTGAAGTTCGAAAGTGGGTTGTATCCAACCTAGATAATGACTCTTCAATGATTCTCCGCAGAGTTTATGATGCTCTTTATGATCATCTTGTCCCTTCTACAATTCCTTCTGCAGTACTGATTATTGCTAAGTATCAGTATCAAGTTGCGTTTGTTGCTGATCAGGAAATTAATCTTCTTGCAGCCCTAACAGAAATTATGTGTGAGTGTGAGTTTAAATGAAATCTCTTAAGACACCTTTGCGCTACCCGGGAGGCAAATCCCGCGCTTGTGAAAAGATGGGACCATATTTTTCAGACCTTCGCAACTATGATGAATTTCGTGAACCATTTCTTGGTGGTGGAAGTGTGTCAATTTATGTTACTAAAAAATATCCTAACTTGAATATTTGGGTAAATGATTTATATGAACCTCTTGTAAACTTTTGGCAACAACTCCAGATGTTTGGGTATGATTTAAAACAAGAATTGTCTGACTGTAAACTTGCATATAATACTCCTGAACTTGCTAAAGAACTTTTTCTAAAGTCAAAAGAGTATATTAATGATGCTACCATATCAAATTTTGATCGTGCAGTAGCATTTTATGTTGTGAATAAATGTTCCTTTAGTGGTCTTACTGAAAGTTCTTCATTTTCTCCTCAAGCATCACAAAATAATTTTAGTATTCGTGGAATTGAAAAACTGCCTGAATATTCAAAACTGATTGAAAAATGGCGTATTACTAATTATTCTTATGATTATTTGATGGATGGGAATAAGGGTGCTTTTATGTATCTTGATCCTCCTTATGATATTAAAGATAATCTTTATGGTCGTAAAGGATCAATGCATAAGGGATTTGATCACGATAAGTTTGCCTCTGATTGCGATTCTAATAATATGGATCAATTGATTAGTTATAATTCTGACCAACTTGTAAAGGATAGGTTTAAGAACTGGAACGCTGCTGAGTTTGATCTAACTTATACGATGCGTTCTGTTGGTGAATATATGCGTGAGCAAAAACAACGTAAGGAACTACTGCTTTTTAATTATGGAATTGAAAGATTGGTTGAACTCAATTAATTTTACGAAAGAAGATCTTAGAGAAGAGATTAAAGAATATCCTCCGTACATTGTAAATAAATGTTTGTCTGGTCATATTGATGGAATTCTTTTTGCAAACGAGATGAATATGAATCATCAACTTGACAAAGATATGCAATATTCATTTTATCTAAATAGTCTAAGGAAAAGGAAGAGATTTTCTCCCTGGCTCCGTAAGGATAAAATCACAGACTTAGAATGTGTTAAACAATACTATGGTTATAGTAATGAAAAAGCATCTCAAGCACTGAAAATCCTGACAAAAGAACAAATTAACTTTATTAAAAAACGACTTGATATTGGAGGATCAAAATGACTACTACGGTAGAACCTACAGTAAATTGGTCTCAGGACCAAATGGTTGAGGTAATTCTTAATGAACCTGATGACTTTCTGAAAGTCCGTGAAACTTTGACTCGCATCGGAGTTGCATCGAGAAAGGAGAAAAAACTCTATCAATCTTGCCATATTCTTCATAAGCAAGGTAGATATTACATCGTTCATTTCAAAGAACTTTTTGCACTTGATGGCAAACATGCTAATCTAACTGTTAATGACATTCAGCGTAGAAATCGTATCGCTCGTCTTCTTGCTGATTGGGGACTTATCACAGTTGTTAAAGAGGACTCTGTTTCTGACATTGCTCCATTGAATCAGATTAAAGTACTTTCCTATAAAGATAAGGGAGATTGGATTCTGGAACAGAAATATAATATTGGCAAAAAGGGGAAGGTTCAGGAAACCGAATGATGAGGTGTGGGGAACAACACCCCGCATTTT